GACCTCTCCCTTTTGGGTTTTGATATGGTCGTTGGGTTGGAAGTTTCTAAAGGTTGTTGGCTGCATTGTCAAGCGATTTTTGGAGTTTGTCAATGGTATCTTTCATCTCTTGGTTCTCAAGTTTGAGTTTGGCGTTTATCATTCTCGCTTCGTTTAAGAATCGCATACTGCTTCGCTCATAATCTATAAAGTAGTTCATCACCCTATCAACCTCCACAAGGTCAATAATCTTATTCACGAGATCGTTTTGCTCTTGGGTGGTTTCGGCATATTGAGCGCAATCATTCATCCAAATGAGGATAGCCCCCAAAAGCATCTGCTTTTCTCTAATATGTAGCTCGTTGAAGGTGGGGTCAGAAGGGAACATCCTCTTGTTGTTTGGGTTCGGGTAAGGTAATCAAATTTTTGTAGCCGATTATGTATCCGACATTGTACTTGATAGACTGAAGGCGAATGGGTGAGTCAAGGGGTGTTGGTCTGCCTCCTGTTTCTAACTCCTTCACCTTGCGGATATGGATATCGGTGAATATCCAATCGGTTTCATGCATCGTGTACCTCGCAATCACTACAAATTCATCACAGCGGTTAACGAATTTACCGCCACCTTCAACATCACTTGCCATTGGTGGCATTGGGTGGCCTTCGTAGGGATGACCTTTATAGTGAACTTTTCGGAGTGCTTCAGTAACGGGGTGAGTGTTTAAGATAACAGTTGCATTGAACTTTTTGCAGAATACCCGTAGATGGCTTGTAGCTTCGTAGTGGTATTCGTGAGTGCTTACCTTACCCAACTTCTTCTGATTTATCGTGAGAGAGTTGTATGGATCTATTAGGACACCATCAAATTGGAACTCATCATAAATCTCCTCCATCGTTTCTAATAGTCCAAAGACATCGTAAAGTGTTTCGGGGTCAATGAATGCAAAATGTGCTTGGACAAAATCGTATTTACGAGCGAAGGTTACATCATCAATGTATTGGATTTGCTTCCCACATAAGAACTCAATCAACTTTCGTTGGATGCTCTTGACATCGTTCTCCGATGAATACACCAACCAACGAGTTCCATTGTTAAGGGTATGGAGTAGCATTAGGTAGAGCATCGTGTGGGTCTTGCCGACATTGGCGTGACCTGTAACAACGATGAAGTTCCCTCTTTTAAATCGTAAATAGTCATCTATCTCCGAATGACCAAATTTTGAGGCTTCGGGAATCTGACCTTTACGGGCTTTTTGAAGATAGTCAAAGACATCTCCGTTCTTTATGAGGGAGGGGTGAGTCATAAAACAAAGGAAAGAAAAAAACCCCACCGAAGTGGGGCTTGAATTTAGAAAGGAGAGGATTCTTGGAAGTGCGCTTGGTAGGTTTCGCCTTGTGAGGATGCTCCCGTTACGACAGGAAGGTACTTGTCTACAAACGATGGGATGTCGGTAATTTGAATCTTGCCCGATGACACCAAATCAATAGCTCCTTTGAACACTACGCTACGAGCGATTTGTTCTGAATTGTCTTGCTTCATTCTTGGGGAGTTGTTAGAATAGTTAGAGTTGCTTGAGAAGTTGGATTGGTCGCGTTGAATCTTGACTCCTCCACGCTCGTTCTTTTCGTATTGGACATCATCACCCACCTTGTAGGCGGGAGTGGGGGATTTGGCGAGAGCCGTTCCTCCATCGTTGTTGTCAAATTGCACTTCAAGGATATGGAACTCTTTCCACATTCTTCCCGTGTCTTGGATGCTCGTAATTTTAGGCATTTGTTGTTGGGTTACTTATTGAATTGATTAAACGGTCTAATGAATCAAGATGATTCTGATGTGCAATAGCAAGGTCTATCTCAAGGCTCACGATTCTTTCCTCAAGCCATTGAATGTACAATTTGTCGTTCATCGGAATAGTTTGTTGAAGATGAAGTCTTGCGTGGCTAACTCCGCATTCAAAACGGGATTGCTTACTGCCTCAAGGGCATCAATGCGCTTTTGCATTGCTTCAATACGAGCCTCTTGCATCTGAATGATGGACTCGTAGGATTGGGGTGAGAGATTGTAATTCATAGGTGTGTTTTTTAATTACATCAACAAACCTATGTTGAAAATCTTAATCTACCAAATCTCCGTTAAAAAAAAGTTTTGAGGTGTTCTTCTCCAATTCGGGATTGTGAACGATGGTTAGTTTGGGGAAGTGTTTCTTGGTGTCATCTGCAATGCCTCCCCAATCTTTGAAGGCATCCATCCCAAACTTGACTGCCATAATGCAGTTGTCAATGTCGTAACCAAGATTGGTTTCCAACCTTACAGTTACCTGTTTAAAAGTGATTGGGTCGTATTGGTTGAGTTGATCTAATAACTCTGCCTTGAACTTATCCTTTGCCTTCTTACGCACTATCCAATGTTTGGATGCATAGAAGGAGTTTAGGGAAGGGACTTTGCCTACCTCAAGGATGATAACCGCATCTTTCGGCAAAGTGGGGGTCAAGGTCGTGGATTTGTTTTAGATACTCTTGCTCCTTCTTTAGAGCTTGTTGTCTTGCTTCGTAAGTGGATTCGCAGTTGGCGAATAGTTTAGCAGCCTCAAACAGGAGGTGATCAATTTTCCTTTTCGTTGCTTTGTTTGTATAGTAATGCCATTCCATCGGATTTGTATTTTGCTGATGCATTGTGGAACTCAAAGTATTCAAGGTGGTTGGCTGACTTATGCGTTTGATGCTCCAATTCTCTTTGAAGGTGAGCAATGGCTTTCTTGATGTCTTGGCTGATTGGATTGTTTGGTTTCTTACCCGCCCGAAGGAGATAGGTGATTGCCGTTCCCAAGTTGTAGTTGTCTTCTTGGAAATCCAAGACCACATCAAAAGCCTCTATGGACTTGTACTTGCCGATGTAGTATTTAGGTGTCTTGCTCATCTTCAGCAAAGGTATCCTTTTTTTGATTATCTACCTCATTTTGAGAATCTCCTAAATCATCCCAATACAGGAAGTGCCAACCTTGATGGTCATTCATAGCCGTGATATTGTTTTAGTTTTTGTCTTGTTCTTTCTTGGTATTCATCCAAAGGGTAATCCATAAAACCAAAATGAGATAAGAATGGGTTTTGGTAGTCATCAGGTATTTCACCCTCCTCTATCTTCCTCCAATGTATTCTCTTTTCCGCTTTAGTCATTAGTATCTTATTATTCAACTAAACTAATAATTACTATAATACTAACTATAACTATAACTATTATTATATTAACTACTATGTTAATTACTAACTATAGTTGTAAAAAATAAGTCATTACTACTAACCTACCAAACAACTTTTAAAAAAAGTCCCAAATGAGCCTTGAAGGGATTTTCTTTGATTTAAGAGGGTTTCTCCCATTGACCTATACGCACATACCACTCGGCTATGTTGAGTGCCTTAAAGCGCACGAAAAGCACCTTAAATCAATTTTTGGATGACTGTTCTGATGATGACCAACAAGCATAGAATAGCAATAGTCCATCCAAGCAACCCTTCCCAACTGAATTTGGACTTCGGAGCTTGGGATTGGACAATCTTGACTTGAGTGATGGTAACCGTGTCGCTTGGACATTCGGCAGTAACAACCATTTTTTCTCCTTCCAAGTACCTAATTTCTACCTTTACGCGATCTTGGTACAGGATGGTGTCCTTTTGGATTGTCAGCGTGTCGTGCAGAACTCGTTCTTTGGTTACAACTACCGTGTCCTTGACAATTACACTCTCTTGGAGATTCTTCGCACCACCGCATCCACTAACTACCGCAAGAGTCGCAATCGGGATTATCAATGCTACAAGCGGGGTTCGTAGGAATTTCTTCCAAATCATTAAGCCATTCATCAAAAGTTGAGGTATTTGGTTCTGCCATTTTGCTTTACTGCTTTAAGGATTTGTTTGCGGTGTCGCGGTGAATAGGAAATGTGAACCCAACTCGGCTCATTATCCGTGCCAAACTCCCAAATGAGTTGATCAAAGTCGGTGTTTTCTTTCAGCCAATTAAACAGGACATCGTTGCCTCCTTTGAATCGGAGGTCGGCTGCTTGAGCCAAACAATGCTGCGAGGTCTTTGATCCTCCAATAGCCTTGTTGACTTCGGGACTGCGGTAGCAACTTGTTACCACAATCGCTCCTAACGCATCTCTCGCGGGTTGTAAGACATTATCTACCAACGCTTGGAGGTTTTCCTCTAAATGCTTTGGAAGTGCGTTAGAAAGCCCCGTAGAGGTTTTGGTGAGTTCGGCTAAAGTAAAGTTCTTGGAGAGGTTCATCGTCCTTGTCCCTTGTATGCCTTCTTGTAGTTCTTACTTGCCTTGTTAGCACTCTCTTGCTTTGAATGCTTACCTCGCTTCTTGCTCTTGCTTATATACGAGGAAACGGATTGCCCCTTTGCCATTACTTACGAGCAAACTTATCCAATGAAGTGAACCCGAAACAACCAAGAGTCAAAACCAAAACGGCATTTACCAAGCCATCAGATGGCGCAATGTCTTGTGGGCTGAATGAATTGACTACCAACATTGTCAGCAGAACAAAAGCACCCAATAAGCCAATAAAGCGTTTAGAGCTTACGGCATCTCCCTCACTCAATAGGTTTTTAATCCAATTCATTTCAGTTGGTTTTTACGAATCTTAATCTCAAGGTATGTCTTGTAAATCAGAAACGCAGACAAGACAATAGCAAACACCGAAGCGATGCCCGACAACAAAGGGTTAATGTCAATGGTCACCCAACTAATAATTGTTGAGAGGAATGTAGCCCCTACGGATTCGGTGCGTGTCATCATTTAAGTAATTAGTGAAGGGGCTTATTCAGCCCCCTCTTCTTTTTCCTTTTCTTCAATCGTGTTGGAGTAGGC